ATTACCCAGCAAATCGTCACCAGTAAAGGTGAACGGGAGATCTAAAATCGCAGGTTGAATCTTCTTTCCTCGTGCCATATCTCCACCGGAAAGGAAGGGGGTCTATGAAACAATTAGTTTCAGCCCCAAACGACACCTGTCACCGTCGAGCCACACCCTCACAAGGAACTTAGTAACAGGTTACGTGTCCCTTCTTCTGCCGCTCTCTACCGGCAGTGACGGCATTTAGTATACGCACCCAAGATGTGTGCAAACTGAGAGGATAGGCGGGTTAGTATACACCGCCAAACGATGAGAGTGAAGTTTGTTCCAACTCCTCATCTACACGCGATCGGATAGATTCCCGACGCGGTACACTTGGACACCTACATGCATGTCGCTTTCCGCAACCACTGCAAATAACAGTAAACGGTGTCCAGTACAAATCACGAACCTTACCAGGCATCCGTCGTACCCAAATTGGGAACTCGCCTGGCTTAATCTCACGAAGAGGTTCGTAATAATTCATTCTTCTTCACCTCGCAAAGAGGCTTCGCACGCATCGCAAATCAAGTATGCTCCAGCTAGATGCAGCGCTCGAAGATCTCCACACATATCGCAACGCCCAACTGTGGGTGCGTTGTAAGGAGAATCTGACATCACATCTCCTCCATACGATATGGTACAATTTCGTGGGTAAATTCCCACTCTTTCGGCTCACGATAGAAGTGAGCCTTTCTACACGTCCACTTTCCGTTTATGAAAACTTTCCAATATAACTTAGGCACTGCCATACCCAGTGCGCAGTATACAAGGTTTGTATACTTTACGAGAAAGTCACCAATCACGACTGTACGTCGGCTTACCGTAAGGATCACGGAGATTATGCGCACGCGACACCTTATCTCCGAACCACATTCCGTATTCATACATCATTAATCCGTTAACCCATAATGGAACTCCCCAACCTAATCCAGCTGTTGTTCGAGTTCCTAACAATGCAGCTCCCAAATAGGATCTGCCACCAAAGCGCACACCTAATGCGCTCATTGTACGTGCTAACATCCATTCAGATGCTGTAAAACCAGCAGCACGACCAGCATACCAGAAAGCCAACTCAGTGACTCCAACACCAATTCCAAGAGAGAGCGCGGAGGTCGCCCAGGTGGAACGACCCTGGCGGAATTGATTGTAAGCAAACGGAGCACCTACAAATGGAAGATAAGCGGCTGAATCCTCAGGATGGGCAGGATTGATAATCTGCAAATCATCAATCATATCGGCAACAAAACCGAAGCCCATATTCAGACCTTCTTCCAACGACGACCTTTCTTCTTGCCGTTAGGATACTCCCACCGGCCTTTACCCTTCCCTTTTCGGGAATGGACTTTGCCCTTCTTCCACTTTGTCGATTTACCAGTCTTCCTGGCGCTAACCCATTTCTTACTCATTCACTCACTTCCTCAAACCAATATGCATTGTAATCGTCAAACCCTTCCGTGTCATTCGAACAGATGAAATACGCGCCCGAGGAATAAACCGGGCCATCAGCAAACCGCTCCCTGAGCTGCTTGCAGTGCAGAGATGAAAGCACCTGCTTGCCAAAGGACGAACAAGCAGAGTGCAGTGAGTAATTGATTCTCTTTAATATAAGAGAGAATCTGGGCAGTTTTGGCCACTTGGACGGCCTTCTCTATCGATGCAGGTACTTGCGTCATCGATATCACTGCCCCATTGGAACGCTCGCGGTTCCTTTGTACATACCTGGTGCGACATGCAAAACGATGTCGATGTCAGGCATGTCATCATTTGGAATCACTACACCGGCATCGGTGTAGCCTATGAGTTCAATTCTCATTAGTCCGCATGGAGCAATAAAAGACCCAACGCGGCCATCAACCTCTGCTGCGGAAATCGCCCCATATCCAACTTGGATACCGGCTGCGCCGTTGGTATCGCTACCGACATATTCGTCGTCATCGTAAGGTGGCTCATTGTTCTCATCAAGAATTACCTCAGCCAGTTCAGGTTCTTGTGATCCTGAATCGGTTAATAAATTGAAAAAGGATGTGCTCAGACCTGCTGGCACATTCGGGTCTTCAGGCTGAACGGTTCCTCGTGATTCCTCGTAAGCCTTGACAAGACACCGATTCCCTGTGTTCCCCGACGCAGGTGCTGGTCGTGGAACTGTTGTGTCGACCCCAATAAGACACGGCGAGTATTCGTCCGCGTCCAGGGGAAGTCCAGTAGCCGGATCGACATCATGCTCAGGCATCACGTATGTTGCGTAATCCCATTCTCCTTCCTTGATTATGGTACCCGACACATCTTGAACTTTCAAGAGTCGGCCTGTAGTCATCAGATAATCAAGTTTACATTTGAAATCATGCCAACGCCCCTTAACCGAAGGGTTGTCATCTAGTACTAGGTCTTGCATCTCATCCCAGAGAGCTCGACCTTTGATGTAGGAATTCTGAACTACCCACGAATTCCCTGCAGTGCTAATCTTAACTTGGCAAGAAGCCATAGTTTTCGAAGAATCGGCTCTCCAAATAAATGTGAGCCCCTGGAAAGCATACATTCGCTCTTGCGAATATAAGCGGCGATTTATTTTCGATAATTCTCTCGCTGTGTCCACATATCGTGCATTACCCAGCAAATCGTCACCAGTAAAGGTGAACGGGAGATCTAAAATCGCAGGTTGAATCTTCTTTCCTCGTGCCATATCTCCACCGGAAAGGAAGGGGGTCTATGAAACAATTAGTTTC